CTGCAGCAGTGCGGCTACTCTAAGGACCCCGCTTACGCCGACAAGCTGATCGACCTAGTGGATCAATTCCACCTCCGGCAATACGATGCGCCACCATCGCCGCCGAACGAACCGGCCAAAGCCAAGAAGGCAGCATAAATAAAGGAGAAGTTTATGGACCCGACCAAAGTGAAAGCATTTGCCGAGGAGCTGGGGCTGAAGCTAGTGAAGCAAGCCCCACAGATCGTCGCCGACATCGAGAAGGATAAGGCCGACGCCTCCACGGAAACCAGGACGCAGCTGGCAGCGCAGGCGCTGGTGCAGCTCTCCGACGTAGCCCAGAGCATCGATCCGAATGACGCGGAAGCATTCAAGGCATTCACTGCCATGGCAGTGATGGCGGTGACCGCGCTGAAGGCTCCTTCTCCGGTGCAAGCTCCGTCCTCGTAGGGCGGCGCGGCTAAAAGACAACCCAAACAGACACGGCCCTAAACAATTCAATAAGGAGAAATTCGATGACCCTGAAACGAAGTCCACTGACGAAGGCATGGTCTGTCACGCTGTCCATGCTGATGGTGATGTCGCTGGGCGTCTTCACCACCGTCGAGACGGGATGCAACAGCTGCACCCTGGCCTCGAAGATCGCGACACTGGACAAGAACCTGCCCACTCTGCTCTCCACGCTCAGCGGTCTGAGCCAGAACAATCCTGGCGCGCCTGCGGACGTGGTCGCCGTCCTGAACAAGATCTCGCAGCTGGTCGGCACGGATGGCAAGGCAACAACAGACGCCCTGACGGCCTATAACGCCGCTAAGGCTGCGGGCCAAACAGAGTTGGTAGCACTGTCGAATGCGGTGTCGGCCTTCTCGGCCGATCTGACGCCGCAGTTCCTCATACTGAATGGAATCGCTAAGACCGTCACCTCTGCGCAGGCGATCGCCAACAAGGTTGGTTGGGCTGTTGCGATCCTGAATGCCGCAGTGATCGGCCTGTCGGTCTTCATCAGCGATGCAGCTACGCGGCCGGCAATCGAGCAGTGGCGCAAAGTGCAGCCCTATATTCCGCAGGACACGCAAGACCGCGTGGCGCGCGAATACGGCTACAGCGTGGTGCAGCTCGATCAACTGGCCAACCGCTTCGGTCTCTGATTTACGAATCGGTGAGGAAAGGAGGTCGCGGAGAATCGCCAGAGCCATTGTGTCGGGGCGCCTTTGAATCCGGTGGGCGCCCCGGCCAGTGAAAACTGGTGGCCGGCAACTTTATGACTGATCCAGCGCGCACTCCGGTTCTCGGCATGGGTGAGGGGCTCTTCCGCAAGTTGCTGTTGGGCGGAACGCTGACAGCTTCGCTCGCCTTCTATCTTTACGAGCTGGTGCAGAAGAACCCAGACCAATCGTTTGCACTGTTGCGGCAGTTCGGCCCCTCCTTTCTGGTAACGATCGTCGCCCTGGTGCTGCTCTGGGATCTGGTGAAGGTGGGGGTGACCAACGTGGGCCGGCTGGCAGACAGCATGCAGGTCCTCTCTACGGCCGTGGCGCAGATTGCGGAGAAGGATGATCGGCAGTTTGAAGAGATGCGCCGCCTCTGTCAGTTTGCTGCGCAGCAGGGAGAGCGCAACTTCGAAATCCTGCGCGAGCAGGCCGAGACGCTGAAGCGGATCGAGAGCTCTATCGCGAACGCGAAGACGGGTTGAGACATGGCCAAAGAAAACACCATCCTGTTGCGCCGTCATCGCGGGATGATCCTGCAGTTCATCCGCGATAACCATCACAGCCAGCTCCCGCCCATGGATGATCTGTCGCTGTGGGCGCTGTTGATGGACATGGGATACCACGTCGGGCAGGACTACGTGATCACGCTGGTGCAGGAGCTCAAGGGCGCCGGCTACCTAAACTTTACCGAGAATTTCAATCGGGTCTCCGGCAAGACACGCCTGGAAGGGATCATGATCACCAGCGAAGGGCGACGTCTGGTCGAGGGCTACAAGGAAGATCCACTGGTCCTGGTTCCCTGATGGCGAAAGCAAGCAAACGCCCGAGGGCTCGCGAGCCGCGCAAGACACTGCTCCCGCTTTCCATTGACCTGCTGCCGATGGAGGTGCTGGAAGCCATTAAGCGGCTGCGGTCTGATCACAACCTCAGCTGGGAAGAGATCGAGCGACTCTCCTCTCTGCCTTACGGCGAGAAGTGGGAAGCAAGGATCGGCAGTGCTGGCTTTGTGAACTGGGATGCGATGCCCCGGCCCGTGCTGGAGAAGTTCCCAGATCTGCACCTGCCGCATTCCAATCTGCATCGCTGGTACAGCCTGCGGGTGCTGCAGGTGCGGCGTGAGGTTTCGGAGCGCATGCAGTTGGCCCGCGATTTCGCGAAGGTCTTTGCCGACGCAGGAATCGAGAAGGCTGACGAGGCTGTGACCAATGCCGTTCGCGATGCCGTCTTCGTGATGCTCCAGGAGAGCAACGATAAGAAAGGCCGCGTCGTCGCGGCAAAGGCACTGCTGGTTCTGCGCGATGTGATGAACGGCGTGAAGGCCAACGCCATCAAGGAACGCAAGGTCAAGGTGGATGAGGGCCGACTCGAACTGCTAGAGCGCAAGCTGGACATGTTGCAGAAGAAATCCTCCGCTCTTGCCGGCCAGATGGAAGCAGCCGCTGATAAAGGCAAGACCCCCGATCTGAAGGCGCTGGCTGCGAAGGTGCGGCAGATCTATGGCGCATGATCAGATCCTCTTCGAATATCAGAAGCGCTGGGTGGAAGATCACAACCGCCTAAAGCTCGCGGTCAAGTCCACGCAGATCGGCTTCTCCTTCACCGAGTCCTATGCCGACGTGCTGCGTTGTCTGGAGCGTGACAACAGCATGCGTGCGGTGTTGTCCCGCTCAGAGCGCCAGTCGCTGGAGTTCGCGCGCAAGTGTAAAGATCACTGTCAGGCGATCGGCGCGGTGGCGCAGCTGATCGAGAACGAATCGTTTCAGAACACCTCGATGCTGCAGCACACCATCGAGTTCCCCAACCGCTCCCGCATCATCGCGCTCTCTTCAAATCCCGACACCGCTCGCGGCTACACCTGCGACATCACGCTCGATGAATTTGCGTTCCACAAGGATTCGAAGGCCGTCTTCGCGGCCGCGTACGGCCGTACCACCCGCGGCTTCGATCTTGCAGTCATCTCCACCCCGTTCGGTGAGAGTGGAGACTTCTACAAGCTCGCCAAGAAGCTGGGACTCGCTGACGGCATCGCTCCTCCAGTGCAGCCGGTGAGGGTTGGGGAGTGGTCTGGGCACTGGTGCGATATCTACCAGGCGGTGCGCGAAGGGCTGTGCAACGTCGACGGCACCCTCCTCGATGTGGAGAAGCTGCTTGCTGGCATCGATGACCCGGACACGCGCGACCAGGAATATCTTTGCAAGTTCCTGAGCGACGCTCAAAGCTGGATCGCCCTGGAGAACATCCTGCGCGTGGTCTCGGTCGATGCCGAAGTCATCGACATCGATCCCAAGATGCCGTTGGATGAGGCCCGTGACAAGGTCGCTGATGCTATCCGGCGGCATCCGTGCCCCAGAGGCGCCCGTGCATTCATGGGTGGGGATGTGGGGCGCAAACGGGATCTCACCGTCAACTGGCCGCTGTTTGTCTTCTCATCACTCGGGCAGCACATCACGCCCTTCATCGTTCGCATGCGCAATCGAAAGTTCAAGGAGCAGAAAGTTGTAGCGCGCCAGATGATCGACGGGCTGCGCGTTGCTCGCCACTGTCAAGACGCCACCGGCATCGGGGCACAGCTGGGTGAGGAGCTCCAGGAGAAGTACGGTGTACGAGTCGAGCCGATTACCTTCACCATGCAGGTGAAGGAGGATCTGGCTGTGCGCACGCGGCGGGTCTTCGAGGAAGGCACCATCACCATCCCCGACGACAAGAATGTCCAGGGCGCGATCCACGCGGTGAAGAAGTTTGCCACCACAGCCGGCCACTTCCGCTTCGACGCGGAGCGCACTGATGCGGGCCATGCTGACGAGTTCTGGGCTGTGGCGTTAGCGCTGCTAGCCGCGCAGGGCGCGCCGTGCGAGCTGGGCATGCGTGCACCGAGCGATGAGTCGGCATACCAAGGATCGCAAGGCTATCAATGAGGAGCTGAACCATGGCAACTGCGCCACAAAAAGAAGTGCAGCCACAGGCTGTGCCCCCCCTGCCACCGAAAGGCGAGGCGATTGGCGAGGAGCGCCTGTACCTCACGCAGATCTCGCTCTATCGCAACTCCCTCGGCTTTGGCGGAGTGCAGAACCCATCCACCATCTGGGCCTCGATGACCTACAACCATCCCACCACGATGGCTTACTTTCGTGAGATCGAGGAGAAGGACGAGAACGTCGCCAACTGCCTGGACACGCTGAAGCTCGCGGTGTTGCAGCGCGAGCGCCTGGTCACGCCGAAGGCGACGAGGGTGGCCAGCAAGGGTTCGCAGCAGTCGGAGGAGGTGGCCAAAGATGTTGCTGACTTCGTGACTGAGCAACTGGCCAACCTGCCCAACTTCCATGCCATCCTCGATTGCATGCTCGATGCGCCCGGCTATGGCTTCAGCGTGCAGGAGAACATCTACGACATCAGTGAGGGTCAGGTCTCGATCTCTGACGTGAAGGACTGCCCCCAGGAGCTGTTCTTGTTCGGGCAGCGTTACCGTCCGCAAGTGGGGCCAATGCAGTTGCTGGATTCTCCCTGGGCCATGGATGGCCAGCCGCAGCCGCAAGAAAAGTTTCAAGTGTTCAGTTATCGCAGTCGCGGCCAGAATCGTATGGGGCGGCCGCTGTTGCGCGGAGTGTTCTGGCCATCATGGTTCCTGCGTAACGCACAGCGGCTGTGGTTGCAGTTCTGCGAGAAAGGCACGGGCACTGTGATGGTGCCCTATAACGACAGCGACAATGAGCAAGAGAAGTCCCGCGCCGCAGAGATCGCGAAGGCCGCGCACGAGCGGCCAGCGCTCGCGGTGCCGGCAACCCTGCTGGCGCTGATGAAGACGGAGACGAACACGCGCAGCACGCCCCCGGCGATGTATGAGAAGCTCTACCAGGCGATGCAGTACAACATCACGCGCCGGGTTCTGGGCGAGACGCTGACCTCCTTCGGCAACGAAGGTGGCACCGGAGCGAAGGCCCAGGGCGAAGTGCACGCAGAGACTCTGCTCCAGCGCATCATCGAGCTGTGCCGTGCACTTGAGGCAGTGGTGAACCGGCAGCTGGTGCGGCCGCTGGTGTTGTGGAACTTCGGTCCAGACGTTCCCATGCCGTACTGGGGCTTCGACCTGGAAGAGGAAGAGGACCTGGTGGCCCGCACGGTTATCGATTCTGCCCTGCAGCGCATGGGCAAGCAGTTTCCGACTTCCTATGTGGTCGACCGCTACAGTGTCCCCGCCGTCGATGGCGAGCCGGAGATCCTGGTGCCCAACGTCAACGCGCCGCAGGTTGCATTGCAGGCGCGCGATGTTTCGAACTTCGCTGAAGGCAGGCTCGCGACCTGGTGGGCAGACTTTGTGGAAGGAACGAAACGCCAGCCACGGCTGGAAGAAGTGATGGCCGCTGCAAAGGCTGCGAACCGCGTCTCAAACTACGGGGAGATGTCGCCTGAGATGTCGCGCGACTTCCATGAAGTTGATCGCTTGATCGAGGACCTGGTGCACCAGTCCAAGTCTGAAGTCCTGGCCTCGCGCGTGCGCGAGATCCTGGCTGCATCTGGATTCAGGGGCTGACCGGCAAAGGGGGCGCGTGCACGCATCGGAAGCGCAGCATCGGCTGGGGCTCATCCTGGCTCGCCATCTGGCGGCGGCAAATGTCCTTGGCCGCATGCAGCTGGTGCGCGAGGTTCACAAGCGCACCGGGCACAAGGTGGAGATCGCCACCAGCTCGCGGGTACACTACGCTGAGGATGACAGTTCAACAGTCAATGTTGGCTACAGCTTCGATGTCCCTGCCGATCGGCCAGCCGACTACCTGCGCAACCTGACCGCGGTCACTCCAGACGTCTTCGACGGGCTGACGGCGCAGTATCGTGCCCAGGCATTCACCCTGGCTGGGGTCGCCGATCAGCGGCTGATCGAGAAGGTTCGCGATGGCCTTGCCGATGTGGCCAAGCAAGGCGGATCGCGGGCTGACTTCGAGAAGGCTGCGCACAAGCTCACCAGCGCGGCCGGCGTTGCTGATCTCAATTCGTTCACGCTGGACAACACCTTTAGCAATGCAATGCACCGTGCCTACTCACTTGGCCGCTACGAGCAGATGAGCGAGCCGGTGGTGAAGCACCTGCTGCCCATCTGGCAGTACTGGACAGTGGGCGACGATCGCGTACGCCCGGAGCATCGCGTGCTCCATCGCTTTGCTGCGCGAGCGGACGATGCTGTGTGGCACAAGATCTATCCACCCAACGGCTATGGATGCCGCTGCAGTGTCATTCCCCAGATCCTCAATGAAGCTCCGAAGAACGCTGAGGAGCCAGGCTTCGAGCGACTCCCGATGCTGGCCCAGCTCCTGGTGCCGCAGCCTGGCTTCGGCAAGGTCTTCTCCTAGTAAAGTACTTTGCATCTCCGCCAGCTTGCCGCACATCCGCAACGTCGAAAACCATCGCTATGGGGTGACGTAGAGAATGGCCGCGTGGCGGTAAAGTACCTTGTTTCCGCGAACGGCCAAGACCACCTGCCCGTGACGGGCGATGATGGCAAGCCCGACCACCGCCTGATGGGCGCGGCCTGGGCCGCGCTGCACTCGGAATACCGTGGCAAGAGCTACGAGGGGCCGGATAAATCCGGTGCGAAGGCGAGACTGGCCGCGATGTACAAGTCGGAAGGCATGGACACGCCCAGCACTAGCGACCACGCCGATCTCAACGGCAAGTGGATCCACATCTTTCAGGCTGGCACCCGGACCGACTCCAAAGGCAACACGCGAAACGTCACCACCAGCGACCTTGATGATGTCGTGCGGAACTACGAGCCCGACTATCACGAGGCGCCGGCAGTCATTGGCCATCCCGAGGACAACCATCCTGCGTATGGGTGGACCAGTGCGCTAAAGCGTGATGGTGAGGGGTTGTTTGCTCAGCTGAAAGACGTGAACCCAGATTTTGGCGAGCTGGTGGAGAAGCGGGCCTTCCCGAAGCGCAGCGCCTCCTTCTATGTGACGCCGAACGGCCTCTCGCTGCGGCATATCGGATTTCTGGGTGCGCAGCCTCCGGCCGTGAAGGGCCTGACTGAAGTCAAGTTTGATGAGGGCCGGCAATCCACCGGCGTATTCGAGTTCGAGGAGGAATCGATGGCAACGGAAAGCAAGCCCATGGCGGAGCAGATCCGCGACGGCGTTAAGGACTTCTTCGCGTCCGCGTTCGGTGGCGGCGCTCGCTCGCAGCAGACTGCGAGCTTTACGGAAGCAGATCTCGACAGCCGCATCACCCGCATGCTGAAGCCGCTGGAGGAGCAGAACGCACAGCTGAAGAAGGACCTGGAAGAACAGAAGACGGACTTTGCCGAGCGCGAGCGCAAGCTCACCGCTGGCGAGCACTCCGGCCGCGTCGATGCTGCCGTTAACAAGCTGCGTTCGGCTGGCAAGTGGGTGCCCTGGTTTGATAAGGCCGGCCTGAAGCTGGTCTTCTCCGAGCTGGCCAAGAGCAGCGACGTCATCGAGTTCGGCGAGGGCGACAACAAGAAGAAGCTGCCCGTGCTTGACATCCTGGTCGGCTTCATGGAGAAGCTGCCCAAGGTTGTGCACACCGGCGAGATCGTGAAGGACAACGTCGTCGCCTTCCGTGAGCATCGCCACGGCCAAGCGGCCGAGCTGCCCGCGGCTTCGCAGAATTCGCAGCACCTCCACGAGCTCGTGCTCGAGTACCAGGAGAAGCACGACGGGGTGGATTACGGCACAGCCCTGGCGAGGGTTGCGAAGCAGCACCCCGAGCTGACCGAGGCCGGTTTCGCAACGGCAGGCGCTGTCTAAGGGATTTTTTAAGGGGCGCTTAGGCGCTCCGTGGATGCAGTAGCAGTAGCCGGGCGGCACAGTCGCCGCCCGGTTTAAAAGTTCGGAAGCGGGAGAGATGACAATGATGACCTTCGCACTCGTGGCACTGGTAATTGGCGGTCACGGTCTGCTGGCGCTCATGACGGCGCTGGTTCTTGCTGTCGGTATCACGCTGGCCACCAAGGGGCCGATCGGGCGTCCCGAGGTTCGCACTTACGCCGCCGGCGCAGCTGCCATGGGCAAGGGTCTGGCGGTAGTTCGCGGCACTGACGACAACACTGTCGCGATCGCCGGGGCGAACGTTTCGGTGTTGGGCTTCATCGATGAATCGAACATCAACGCCGGCGACGACATTGGAATCGTCGAGGGTGGTGAAGTCCTGGTGCCGATCGGCGCAGCGGTTGCTGTTGGCAACTGGCTGATCACCAACGCCAGCGGGCAGGTTGTTCCCACCTCTGCTGCCGGTGACAACATTGTTGGGCAGGCGCTCTCCTCGAACTCCAACGCTGGCGACTTCATCGTCATGCACATCAACCAGTTCGTGCGCGGCGCCAGCACCCCTACGACTTACGTCACGGCCTCGGGAGCGATCCCGGTCGCGCCTGGGCTGATCGGATTGAACGGTGCGGCTGCACTGGCTGAGACGCTGGCCACGCCCACCACTCCGGCGCAGGACGGCATCCCGCTCACGATCGTCGCACTCACCGCGCATGCTCACACTGTGACCACTGCGGCCAACAAAATTCAGGACACCAACGCCACCTACGACACGGTGACCTTCGCCCACGTCGGCGACATGGTGGAGCTCAAGTCGATCAACGGCGTGTGGCAGGTAATCGCACTCCGCGGAGCGACCCTGAGCGAGGTCTAGAAGTGAAAGTTTGCGGCGGCTGGCCAGTGCTGGCCGCCAACCTTTGATTGAATCCCGCGTGAGCGGGTGGAGGATACGGAAATGGGATCGCTTGCACCGCTAGCGCCGACTGGGTTCCCGAATGTCGCGCTGTCGAACTTCATGAAGGAATTCCGGAACAACGACTTTGTGGGGGACTTGGTCTTCCCGCGCGTTCCGGTTGACCGGCAGTCCTTCCCGTATCTCATCTTCGACCGCTCTGACCAGCGGCTGACGGAAGTGACGCGGCGCGCGCCTGGCGGGACTCCGCAGAGCATCCGCATGACGTGGACCGAGGATACCTACTTCGCCCACGATCACGCGCTGAAGGCGGAGATCCCCGACGAGCTCGCGATCTACGCTGCCGGGCTGAACTTCAACCTGAAGCAGAAGTCGATCCAGCGGCTGATCAACAAGCTGCAGCTGGACCGCGAGGTGCAGATCGCCAACCTCGTGACCAACACGGCGAACATGCCGAACCACCTGGACCTGTCGACCACGCATCCCTGGGATGACTACATCACGCTGGGCACCAGCTATGCCTCGCACCCGATCGTCGATGTCGACAACGCGAAGGAAGTCGTGCGGCAGAGCGGCGTGAAGGCCAACCAGATGATCATCAGCGATCCGACCTTCGTCGCGCTGAGGAACCATCCGGACATCATCGAGCGCTTCAAGTACACCACGCTGGGCCAAGCGGGAGGCTCTATTGGGACGAGCGAACTGAGTTCGGTGTTCGGCCTTCCCGTGACCGTGGCTTCGGGCATCGTTCTGAGCGCAGCCAATGTCGGCTCATGGATCTGGGGAGCGACTTGCGTGCTGGCCTACTCGCAGCCCGATCCGACCATGATGGACGTCTCGATGGGCAAGACGTTCGTGTGGAGTGCAGCGCCTGGCGGAAAGACTCCGGACGGCGGGACCTTCCCCTCGACCGATGGTTACAGCGTGGTTGAGTGGCGCGATCCCGATCTCTCCACCAAGAAGGACTGGGGCGCCGGCAGCTGGTACTACGCACTGAAGATCACGGCGACCGAGACCGGATTCCTGTTCGTGAACACCTGCACGCCGGAAGCGTTCGGTACGATCGCAGCGCCCACGCAGGAGTAGAGGGCTACAACCAGAAGGCTGCTTGGCTCCCGTAAAAGCGGCCGCCGAAAGAAGTGATTGGGCGTTCTGGCCGGAGCCGCTAGAGCGCCCATCGCACAGAGAGGGCAATCGCAATGAAGAAGAAATATACGGTACTGGTTCCCAACTACACGGTCGACGGCGAGACCTTCAGCCGCTACTCCATCGTGGAGCTCACCGAGAAACAGGCGGCAGCTGACCTGAAAGCCCGCTACATTCACCTGGCGGACCAGAACCTCGAGGTGAGTGAGCCCATCAGGGTGAGCGGCAGCAAGGGCAACGGCAAGGGCAAAAAATAGCTGATGGCCTACGCTGCACAATCCGACCTGGTCCCGCTCCGGCTGACGATGCCGGAGCTCATCCAGCTGACCGATGACAACCATACCGGTCAGGTGAACACCGCTGTGGTGAACACGGCACTGGAAGAGGCCAGTGGGACTGTCGACAGCTACTGCCGCAAGCGCTACGTCACGCCGCTGCAAGCGGATGATGATGTGAAGCGGTTGACGGTGGATCTGACGCTGTGGGCGTTGTTCTCGCGGCGTCGCGGCGTGAAGGTTTCGGAGACGGTGCAGCAGCGGTATGACGCGGCGATGGCATTCCTGAAGGACATCTCCAACGGGAAAGCATCGCTCGACCAGCCGGTCGGCGATCTGCCGCAGCAGTCGACTGGTGGCCCGGTGATCGCGCAGCCACACTCGATCCCTCAGGATCGCAGCCTGCGCTTCAAGGATGAGGACCTGAAGGGCTTTGTGTAATGGAAGTCACCGTCAAAGCCGATGCTGCAAAGGCCGCCGTTGCCCTGGCACAATTCCGCCTCTCGTTGCAGGACAAGAGCGAGCTGCTGAAGGTGCTGGGCGCTGGGCAGCTAAATAGCATCTACCGCACCTTTGATGAGCAAGGACCGGGTTGGCCGGGGCTCTCGGATGCATCGCTCAGTTGGAATAAGAAGTACACGACTGCGCACATGTTGCTGCAGAACAGCGGGCACGGGCGCACCTCGATCGGATGGGAAGTGAGCGGCGACAGCGTCGCGATCGGCACCAGTCTTTGGTACATGAAGCTGCAGCAGGAAGGCTGGGAAGGAACCCAGAATGTCGCCGGCTATCAGTATTCGCGAGCAGTGGCCAGCCGAGATCAGTTCGGCAATGTCGTCATCACCAACAAACGCGGGCGCCAGCAGAATGTGCACCGCAAGATGGTGAGCGGCGTTAGCTTCGTGACCGTGCATCCGTTCGAGCGGCACATCACCATCCCGGCGCGGCCGTTCCTGGTATTCCGTCCTGAGGACCCGGCGCGCATGGAAGCCGCGACCCGAGCCTTCGTCGCCGAACGCGCGCGCGGGGCGGGCCTGGAGATGAACTGATGGGGACCAATGGCTATGCAATCTGGCCGCAGCGGCCAGCGAAGTCCGACAAGCAGCGCATGCGTGAGTTTCTCGTGAAGAAGTGCGGAGGGAAGAAGAGATAGATGCCGTCCCAGATGCTCAGCGCCGATATCGAAAGCTCGGTGAAGAACCTGCTGTCGGCAGCACTGGGTTCGGGCATCGATGTCGCCTCCCTGGGATTGAAGGACATCAACGAGGAAGGTCAGTTGATCTTCCGGCCGCCGTGCGTGCGCACTCGCTATGTGGGCGGCGACTACACGCGGCTGCATGACAACACGCACTGCAACTATGACTACGCCCCGATGGTCGAGATCTGGTGCGTGGAGGAAGACCTGCGCAGCGCTGAGGACCAGCGCGAAGCCTCGAAGCGGCTGCTGGACCGGGTGAAGCCGATCGTCGCTGGCGCGCGCATCGTGTTGAGTGATGACGGCAAGAATAGCGAGCCCATCATTCTGCGGAAGGACTTTCCGTTTCCTCAGGACATCGTGGGCATGGTCTACATCCTGGTCGTTGAAGTGCCAGGCATCGCGCAATTCCCAGGCCTATTTGCCGGCGTCCCTGGAAGTGAGGACTGAAGATGGCAGGCGAAGACTTTGTGCAGGTGGCGTTGACCGCGGCAGGCGTAGAGAAGGCAGGCGCCGGCAAGTATATTCGCGTGCGGTTTGCCGCGACCGATTTGAGGTTTGAGGTTGGGATGCCATTGCGCCTCACGCGCTTCGAGTGGGCGAGCGTGGCTCCGATGAAGTACAACGGCCAGCCGATCTTTGAGGTCGTGCCCTCTGGCGCTCCTGCTGCCGTTGTGGCTCCAGCTACTGCAGCTCCGGCGAAGCCTGCCGCCCCGGATACTGCTACCAATCGTCCTGGAAAGATCTGGCCTCCCGCGGCCGGTGCACCCGATTCGGGCTTCGCATCCACCGCGGCGGCTGCTGAGGAGAAGAAATAATGGCCGTCCTATTTGAATCCCAGAAACGAACAGCCCGGAATGTGTGTCTGAGCATCAACAGCCAGGCCAGTTCCAACGATCTCTTCGCTGACAACAAGTTCACTCAGCGGCAGCGCTTTGACGGCACCTCGGTCTGGGAGCGCATTCCCAGCCGGCGCAGCGACAAGGACCAGGCCGGCAAGGGGACTGAATTCGCGACCGAGGGCCAAGAGACGCTGTGGGATACCAAGGGCGAGCTGAAAGGCATGGAGGCCGAGGGCTTCACCCTGGGCTGGATGTTCGCCTTCGCCTGGGGAACGGACACGGTGACCGGGAGCGGTCCCTATGTGCACGACTTCACCATCGAAGAGACGACCACGAAGGCGATGATGACGAACGTCTACGTCGAAGACACCGCCGCCATCAAAACCAAGTACCAGGACATGGCCATCACCGAGTTCACGATGAGCTATGCGCAGAAGAGCGCCATCAAGATCGACATCATGATGGCCGGCTGCGGGCACTGGACGGATGGTGCGATCGCCAGCCTGCCGGCGGTGGCGCAACCGACGTATTTGCTGAACTCCGACACGACCGTCACGCTGGGGCCGGTGGGCAGCGGAGCGGTTATCAGTAGCCGGGTACGCTCCGGCAGCGTGAAGTTCTCCACGGGTGCGGTGAGCCACACTGGGCCAGGGAATGGTCTCTATGGCTACGGCATGCGGCTGGGGCTGCGCAAGATCAGCTTCGACCTGGTAATCGCGGCGCAGTCGACCGACGACATCCTGACGCTGATCGAGAACGATACACTTTCATTCCTGGACCTGAGCACCAACTCCGGTGCTGCGGCTGAGATGGACGTGAACTTCCCGGCATTCAAGCTGAAGGCAGTGCAGATCGGCGCCGAGGAGAACATGATCATCTGGAAGATCTCGGCCGACGAGACCTGCATGTACAACATCGGTGGCGCGGGCGTGGCGACTGCCTCCGTCACCAATAGCGTGGCGGCGTACCTGACGGCCGTGTAATGTATGACTCCAGAATATATGTTTCTCTAGACATATATTTCAGAGGTGATGTTTCAGATGGACCTGAAAGAGATCTTCCGCCACCATCCTCCGACGCCGGAGCAGGTGGTCAAATACGAGAAGCTCCGCGCGGCAGCGCTTGCCTTCGCGGAGACCATCGTGGAGCTGACACCGCCTTGCCCTGACCAGACCACCGCGGTGCGGCATGTGCGCGATGCGGTGATGACGGCGAACGCGGCGATCGCGCTCGGCGGCAAACTTTAGCGGCGGCAACCCGCGCTGATCAACTACTCAGCGCGGCCGGGCTGGGCCATCAACTTCGGCTCGCCCATCAGTAACAGAGTTCCTCACTCTGCGCGGCAAAAAAATCCAAACACAGAGAGAAGGACTATGGACACCCACAAACTGCTCAGGACTTTGCCGATAAACGATCCGCCCCTGCCGTTGCTCGACCTCGCAAGTGAGCGGCACATTGCCATTCGCGACCGTGCAGTGCTCTACCGCTTCTTGTTGAAGCCCGTGACCGGCGACCGCTGGCTGACATACTTCCAGAGCATTGAGTCAAGCTCAGAGACCCGCGGCCGCGAGCAGTTCAACACCATCGACGCTGGGAGCGCCCTGTTGTCGCTGGTCGAAGATCTACTCATCTCGGCCTGGGGCTACAAAACTCCAGGCGATCAGACAGTCTCATCGCTGGAAGGCTGGAAACAGAAGATTCCCATGGGGCATCGCATGGCGATCGGCACGGTGCTGACCAGCGCGGCGCCCTCCACCGAGGATGGCGAAGTGGTTTGCCTGGGCGGCGATCGCAGTGTCGAGATCGAATCGCTGTGGAACGCCGACGACAAGGGCAACATGGAGCGCTATCCCCGGCTGGTGCACAAGTTCAAAGAGCCCAGCTTCGACCACGAGCGGAAGTATCGGCGCGACAGCGGCCGCTCCAAGGTCATCGGCGGATCGCGTACTGGCAAGACGGTCTGGATGGGCTCGCAGCCCACCCTGATCAAAATCTACGATGAGCTCATCCAGGGCGTCGAAGGCTACTGCTATGGCGACGATGACCTGAGCGCGCCGGGGCACATCGTGCAGTACATGGACGCGCACCACAAGGTGATCGCCACCCGGCAACTATTCGGGCAAGCGGAGGTCTAGCGACTTGTCGTCATTCGATCCAGGGCGCGACCGCGATGGGCTGAAGCAGGCTCTGCTTCACCTGATGGAGGAGAGCCTGGCTTTTCATCGCATCCAATCGAATCTCGATTCGGCGAGCGACGCTACGCGCGAGCGCCTGGTACAGCAGATGCCCGAGCGCGAACTGAGTCCGGCTTATTACTTGCTGGGCGACTATCTGATCTGGCTTGCAGCTGGGCTGGAAGCAGTGGGAGCATCGCTTCCAGATGCCACAGCCTTCGAGGCGAACGGCCTGGCCCTTCTGAAGGCGGCGCGCAATGAATTCGAAAGTAAGCACCCGCCGTGCTGGCAGTGTGGTGAGCGACAGGACACGCGCGACGCCTTGCAGTGCCATAGCTGTGGAGCAGAGTTCAAGAGGAACTGATGGACGCCGACTCGATCACTATCAGCATTCGCACCATCGACGAGAGCGGCCCTGTGCTGCAGCAGGTGGAGACGCGCATCCTGGGCGTTGGCACCGCTGCCTCTTCGACGACGCAGCTGATGAAGGGGCTGGGCACGGCTGGCAGCGCCGCGACTTCTGAGTTCAACGCGCTGCGCTCTGCGATCGAGGCGAACACCGCGGCCCTGAGTTCCTTTCACGGCCACCTTCCCCCTGCCAACGAGCAGCTGGGGCACATGCACAGCAAGATGCGCCTGGTATCCGGCACGGCCCGGGAGTTTGGCCTCAATCTCGGTTACTCGATGCGATCCTTCCTGGCGGAGAGCCCTGCGGTCATCACCGCGATCGGCGCCATGGAGGGCGGCTTCCTTGCCATGGGCGCTGTCGAGATCGGTAAGCAAGTCGTCGAGGGCGTCCAGGAGCTATATGAAAAATGGCTCGACCTGGACAAGGCCGTCGACGAGTACCAGGAGAAAGCTGGGCAGGCGGCAGAGCAGAAGCTGTTCGACACGGCCTCGCTGGAGCAAGCCAGGGATGTCCTGAAAGACATCACCGAGCAGGCTACGGTGCTCGAACAGAAGCGCAACAACTATGCCGTCTATGACATCACGGGCTTCGAAAATTTGAACGGCCCAAGTGGAGAGAGTCCGTTCACTGCTAGAGACGACAAGAACCAGGCTGAGGCGATGGAGAAGCAGGACAAGCTGACGGAGCACAAGCGCCAGACGCAGCAGCAGCTCGATGAGGAGCGATTGCGCGGGCAAGCGGCCTACAACAGTGCGGTCACGCAGGGTTACGCGCATGCCTCCGCACACGAGAAGGACACCATCGCTGAGATCAATCAGCGCTATGACCACATGAAAGAGGAAGAGCAGAACCTGGTCAAGATCCACAACGATGGCATCGCGGCGATGAAGGCTGCGGGGAAGGATGTGAGTGGCGAGACCCTTGAGACCGCGGACCCGCACGCATTCGAGCAGCAGCGCGGCGCCGCTATCAATGCGGCGCGGCAGGAGGCTGCCGGCCAGCGTCTCGTCCTGGCGCGGAAGGAGACCGAAGAGGAGATCGCGATGCGCAACGCGGCTATTGAGGCTGGCATGCGGGGCGAAGCGCTTTACGATCACCAGCGCAGCGATGCGATCGAGCAGCTAAACCGGAAGTACGCCCAGGGCGAGATCTCCAGGCATGGCTATCTGAAAGAGACTGCTGACCTGGACATGAAGTTCCACAACCAGAAGATGATGCGCCTGGAGGAAGAAGAGTACGCGACCAAGAAGATCCAGGAGCAGGCGACCCAGGCTGGCCTCACCGGTGTTCCCAAGATCCAGGCGGAGACGCAGTCGCGCATCAATGAGCTGACCGAGAACCCAGCCAACGCCGGCTTGCCTGACGAGGAAGTGAAGAAGCGTACGGCGGCCTATCAGCAGATGGGCAACCAGCAGATCGTGGAAGCCCAGCAGCAGTTCGCTGAGAAGATCGCGCAGATCACAGAGCGCTCCAATGATCAGATGACCGCTGGCCTGGCGCGCGTGGCTGCGAGCGAGAAGAACTCGCTGACCGAGCTGGGGCGAGCGTACACAGAGTTCTATGGGGCGGACCAGGCGAAGTGGCAAGGCTACCAGGACGCGAAGACCGCGATCGAGGAAGCCGCCGAGCGCGAGCGGCAAAAGCTGGCTGACGACATCGATCGCCAGATCGCGCAGACCGAAGCTGAAGCCGCGCGCGCGCTGCTGCCTCCCTGGCAAGCGGCCCAGCAGAAAATCCAGGACGACTACCAGCAGCGGCTGCAGAAGATTCGCGAGGACGTTGAGCAGCACGTTGTGACCGAAGAGCAAGGTGCTCGCCAAGTGAAGGCCGCGTGGGACGTGGCCAATTCCGAGATGGAGCGCGCGACCATGCAGGAACGCGATCGCCTGGCGGGCCAGCTCGCCTCCTTCTTTGACAACCCTGCGAAGTACATGCAGCAGCGGGCCAAGCAGGTGATGTTCGACATCATGGCCAACTGGCTGCAGCAGGCGGAGCAAAACAATCCGCGGATGCAGGGTGCCCTCGGCGCCATGTTCGGGCTGAACCAGGTGGGCACAGGATCGCCGCAGCATGCGCTAGGGCAGCTATTCGGCGCGCATGGCGCCACGCACGATCAGTCGGGACTGACCAGTGCGAGCTCCACGCTGATCAGCGCGGGATCCACGCTCTCGTCTTCAGGGACGATGCTGGCCAGCTCGGCTGCAGCGCTCGCCCAGGCCGCCACGATGTGGGAGTCGGCGCTCTACAACCGCAGCGGTGGCACCGCGGGGGGCAGCGGCTTCAGCGGATGGACTTCGGGCGGCGCGACTGCAGGCATGCCTTCGCCGGCCGGAGGGTGGACTCCAGAGAGCGACAACGAGAACGATGTGGCTCCAGGTCCATGGACTGCCGGCGAAGAGGCAGCGGGCGCTGGGTCTGCGACGGCGGCCGGGGGCAACCTCGCCGGCGCAGGCGGAGCGGGCGGCAGCGGTGGCGTCGGAGGGCTGAGTCAGACGCTGATTTCTCCGCAGCTGCTCAGCATGATTCCTGGCGGATCGGCCATCAGTTCGACGCTGGGACTATATCAGGGCTTCGCTAAGCTCTTCTCCTCTTCGGGAAGCAGCGATGGTGGGCAGCTGCTGAATTCCAGTGGAGCGTTCCAGCCCAGCGACATCAACCAGGCGCCGACGAATTCAGCTGGCGTGATGGGCACCGTGCCGGATGGCAGCGGTGCAGCGTCAGACGATAACGCCAGCGCGGGCAGCAGTGCGCTGGGCGAGATCAGTGGGATCGCTACCGGTGGCATGACCGCCTGGGGCGGTCTGTCTTCAGCATGGAACTCCAAGAACGTCGGCAGTGGGCTCCTGGGCGCGGGCGAGACTGCGCTGGGCGGCGCTGAGATCGGCACCGCGATCATGCCCGGCATCGGCACGGCCATCGGCGCGATCGCAGGCTTCGCGGCCGGGTTGACAGCGGACCTGATCGGTGATCACGGTCGCTCGAAGGCGCGGCACTACAACACCATGACGGTTGAGCCTGCGCTGCAGCAGCTGATGTACCAGGACTATGACACGGCGATGCTGGGCATGAATAACCTGCAGATCCAGGCCCAGAAGCAGACGGCCCAGTGGGGCTCGGGGGCGGCTGACTACTACCACAGCACCATCCTTCCTGAGATCACGAATGCGGAAGCCCAGGTGACCCGCGAAGGCCGTGCCGGCCGCGACAACGTGACCACCACGGCTGCGCAGTTCCACGGCGGCGGGTGGGTTGACGACTTCCTCGACCTGGCCACCAGCGACAGCGAAGGCTTCATCCACGCGCGCGAGGGCGAGTACATGATGCACGATGCTGCTGCCTCGACGAACGCTCCATGGTTGGAAGCGATGAATCGCGGCCTAGATCTGACGTCGGCACTCGCACCCGTACTGTCCCCCGGAGCTCCACCGCGCGAGACCGGCTCAGCTTCGACCTATTTGAGCGCTGGAGGCGGCAGCTCGACCGGTGGCCGCGGTGGTGCGTCGTCAGAGAATCACGTTCACCTGCACGTCCACGCCATCGACCAGCGCGACGTGAGCCGCTGGCTGCGGAGTGGCGGCGCCATGCAGATCCAGACTGAGCTGAACCGCAACACTGCGCGCTATTCAGGAAAGGCGCTTAGCAGCTAGATGGAAACTGACATCCTCAATCCGACTGCGACTGATGAGCTGAACCCAGACTACGGCTTCCAGCGCAAGCGTCCGGTCACGCATCTGGAGGCCAAGGCCAGCGGCGGCCCGCCCTACATGCGCGACGTGACTGATGCGATGCACGTCTACACGCTGAACTGGGGCTCGCTGCGCTCAAACGCCAAGCTGCATGCCGACATCAAGCGGCTGAAGCGGTGGGGCGAGCAGTTCCGCGACGGCTTCTTCACCATCATCGACTATGACGACACCTCGAACAGCAGCGGGCTGCCGCGCCATCACGTAGGGCGCTTCCTGGATCCGATCGAGCCCATCGAGGTAGCCAACCTCTGGTGGTCAGCGCAGGGCGTTCGATTCATCGAGCTGCCTGACGTGCCGATGGTGAACTATCCAGACGACTGGAGCGGCGATGCCATCTGGCGTTTCACGCTGAACGATTTTGGCGAGCAGCAGCCCTCGGTGTTGACGGCCAGCAACTGGGAGCTGGTGCAGGACGCCAACAGCGAGATGTCGGTGATCTACGGATCGAGTGCCGGCTACGACCTGCAGAGCAACGTGACAGGCGAGTGGGCGCAGCTGGCCTACATCGGCTGGGGCTGCCAGGTGTGGATGCCCACGGGGCCGAGCTACGGCAAAGCGATTGTCACCCTCGACGGCGTGAACGAAGGCACTGTCGACCTTTACTCGGCATCCTCCGAGCCCTCGGCAATGCAGCTGCAGCTGCAAAGCGTTCCGCTGGGAAAGCATGTGGTGCAGGTGCAGTGCAGCGGCCTGAAGAATTCGTCGTCGAGCGGATACACCGTGATTTTCGACACACTAAAGGTGATGCGATGACGGCTGAACAGATCCGCACGGCCATGTCCGAGACCTGCAACAACATTACCGGCGGGAAGATCACCCAGGATGCAAGCGCTATCGCGCTGAGCGTCGACCTCGCAAAGTTGCTGATGCTGTCCGAAGTCGCGGCGCAGCTCGCAGAGCTCAATCAGATGCTGCGAGACGCACGCGACGAAGAACTAAAGGCGACACCATAAAACAAAGGAGAGAAAGAATGCCACATGATATGAAGGGCAGGAAGCTGAAGGCGGGGGACAAGGTGAACGTGCCGTGCATCGTGAAAGAGGTATCGCCCGGCGCGGAGTACTGCAACGTGACGCTGGCTACCGCGGTGCCGATGCCGCCCTACACGGAGCCAACCTCGATCGTGCTGAACACCAAGCAGGTGAAGAAGACAACGGCGAAGGGCTGAGCGCTGAGCGGCTGAAGCCGGTGAGGAGAAAACGATGTCGATGCTTTGGCAAGGTGGGGAAGATATCAGCTTCCTGAATGGAAGCCCGAATCCGGCGAGCGTCGTCACGAGCGGCGGCTTTCGCTCGGGCTGGGCGCGCTGCGCTCTGGCGCCGCAGCCCTGGTCTGTGGGGACAACCCCGTGCAAGGGAAATCGCTTTGGGGGCGGGGCGATTACCAGCGGGTGGGCAAGCTGGCTGGCCAATGTGCCTGGCCAAAATACCTTTCAGGGTACTCAGCCGCCAAGCCTGGGAGGGTTTGGAGTGTTCAGCGGCGCAGGCCAGATCTTTCTAGGATCGGCAGCGAACACCGAGTTGGGACTGCAGAAGGCTGCTCTTTATAAGTACGACGGGACAACCTTCACTCAGCTGGCAACCGAGAGCGCTGCGTCGCTGAGCCTCGCCAGTCTCCAGCGGTTCGATCTCCAGTTGATCAACTTCGGAAGCAGCGGCACCCTGAACCTCTACCTGAATAAGGTCCTGATCATCAGCTTCACGGGCGATCTCACGCTCAGCGGCGTCACCGGTTTCGACTGCTTTGTCATCGGGCCCTGGGCCAGCCTTATGGTCTATGGCCAGTGCTTCTCAGAAGTAATGGTGGCGAGCGACGACACGCGGACGCGCCTGGGGCTGGCAACGCTTGCACCGGCGGGGCAGGGCACCACCAACGCCTGGACAAATGACGCTTACGGGAATATCGACGGCGTCAGCTACAGCGATGCAAACCCGACCTATGACAACAACAACGGGGATGACCAGCAGTACGCGCTGAACTCACTTCCCAGTGGAACGTGGAACCCCGACACCGTGACGATCGCGGCGCGCGCCGCAGTTGGCTCGGGATCGAGCGTCGCCCATCTGGAGCTGGGCTATAACGTCGCCGGCACTGTCGGCTTCGGATCGGGAGCCACGAAGGCTCCAGGAGGATCCTACGCTACCTGGGAGCAGCTGGACCTGCAGAACCCAGTGACCGTGGCAGCATGGACGCAGGCCCAGATCAACGCACTGCAGCTCGACATGAGGGCGCTAACCTAACATGGCGATCTTCACGGGAGATAACGCTTCGAAGCTGGTCGCCTTCTCCTCAACCATCACGCTGCCCGAGTTGAGCGGGACGAAGCTGGTGAGCTTCGCCAGCACACAGACCGTGGGCGCCCTGAGCGGGGCGAAGCTGGTGAGCTTCGCCAGCACACGGACGATGGGCGCCCTGAGCGGCACGAAGATCCTCTCCTACGCTTCGACGCGCCCGCTCGCGGCCGCCAGCGTGAGCAAGACAGTGCTGTACGTTTCCCTGCGTGCCGGCGGCGTCCTGAGCCCTCCTCCAAATCGGCTGGCCGGCGCGATGGCACGGCATGGAGCCGTGGGGCCCATCTACTTGCTCGATGTGCTCGACGCCAACGGCTATTCCTACCACTGGTCCAGCGAGTCGATTCCTTCGGCCAGCGCACTGGGGATCGCACCCATCTACACGGGCAACCCTCCGCCGTGGAACGCTGCCCACCTGCGCATCAATACCGAGAACTGGGACAACACGTACTTGAACTGGCTGTTGCAGTCCGGACCATTCCGCCTCTCGCGATCGCAGCAGAGCGACATCGGCAGCTTCATCCTGCAGAACATGAGCGGCGACAGCCTGAAGCGCTCGATGAGCCAGCTGATCTCAGCCAGCGCATTCGAGGGTGCGCTGTTCGCCTTCCGCGAGTGGAACCTGGACGCGGAGGCGGTTGAGTTCGAGATGCATGGGCATTTGACGGTGACGGCGATCGGCGAGCTCGCCGAGTTCGGTGCCGAGCAGCTCTTCAACTTCTCGGACTATCAGGGGCTGCAGCTCTACAGCGAGACTTGCCCCTGGCGCTATGCGTCGGCCGCGTGCGGCGACACAACTGACAATCCGTGCCAGCAGAGCTGGCAGACCTGCAGGCAGCCGTCGCGGTTCAACGGCATTGTGTTGACGCAGGTGAGCGTGCAGCCCGAAGCCACCGCCGTCGTGAGCACGCGCGATGTGGTGAGAAACAGGCAAGTCTAAATGGCGCTACTCGATTCCATGGGCGCGTACGGAACAGGCAAAGCTCTTGCCTACGGCCGCGTGCGTGCCACCGGCAAGAAGTGGATCGACCAGATCAACGTGTTGCCGGCTCCGCAGAGCGGCCACTTCTACAACGTGGGCGACATCATCAGCGACGGTACCTACCAGCAGGTATGCGTCACCGCCGGGCTTTCGGGCTCAGGGCTTCCCGGATGGAACGAATCGCCGGGTGGCCTCACCGGTTGGGGCGGCGCTGCCTTCAAGAATGGCGGCTCGACCAACGGTGCCGGCACACAGTATGGGCTCTGGGTGCTGGGTGAAGGTGAGTGGGACGGCTTCGACATCTTGTGGAACCAGACCTCGCCATTGTTTGCTGTGGGCCTGGGCTATGACATCGGCACAGGCTTGTACGATGCTGGACCAACGCTGCTGAATCCCGCAGCCATTCACTTCCACAGCGGCACGGACGGCGCGTTTGGCGCATCGCTGCCGGTGCCGAGTTCGAACGGCCCTGACCAGGGCGCCGACAACTGGCTGGCGGAGCTGCCGACAGGCGCAGCGATCATCACGCAGTGTTATAGCCGCATGGCGTACTACATGATGAAGTGGCTGCCGCAGTTCATCATCACTGACAGCTTCCAGATCAACCAGATCGGGCAGACACTGAACCCGATCGGCGACTGGCGCGCCCTGCGCTGCCGCATCTTCGATGACCTGGGGAACCAGGTGGGCTACGAGTGGACGCAGAACCCCGCATGGCACTACGTCGATGCATGCCTGCGCTGCATGATCATGCCCCGCTCGGAATACCAGCTGAACATGGTCATCAACAGCGGGCCTTCTTACGTCACCTACCCCGAGGCGCTTGACTCAGCAGCGCTGGACAAGTTCGACTGGGGCTCGATCTATGAGTTCGCGCAGGACTGCGATTACGTGCTGCCCAACGGGAAGCCGCGCTTCCAGGGCAACTATGCTTTCTCTTCCCAGACTACGCTGGCTGCCATCACGGAGCAGATCCTGCTGTGCTCGCGCGGCTATCAGCAGGAGTATGCCGGGAAGCTGTTCCTGAACATGGACAAGCCGCGGCCTTCGTACTTCACGCTGACCGATCAGCACCAGATTCCCTATACGCTGGAGCTGGACGACAAGGAAGTGCACCAGAACGCCAACGACATGACCGGCGAGTTCAGCGACACCAACCTGGCTGCGGTGTGCACCGTCGCCAGCATCCTCTACACTACCGGGGATCCGGAAGGCCCGGCGCTGATCATCACCTCGCCGAATGAGAATCCCTGCGCTCCCTGGGATGTGATCCAGATCGGCGGCAACTCGAACCCGGCGCTGAATCGCCAGTACCAGGTGAACAACATCATCAGCGACTATGCCTTCAAGGCATCCGTTTATCAGGGAACAGCGCCGTCAGATGGCGCGACCGGCACCGGTGGCGTCATGGGCTATCCGCAGGCACGCTTCCAGCAGCGCGATCCAGAGCTGTGGCACCAGAGCCACGCCGTGGCGCGCGGGCAGATAGGACCGTAAACGATGGCGCCGCCCACTAAAGGACCGTACTCGGAATATTCGCCAGGAGCGATGGGCTGCTTCGATCCCGTGGCGGGCATCCTTTATTGGATCCTTTCCTCCGCCAACGCCGGCAACGTGTGGAAGGGTTTCACCGCCATAGACCCGATCTCAGACATGTGCGTGTACCCAGGGAAGTGCTACACGCCTGGCTGCTCCACTCCGGATGAGGGGGCAAACTCTTTCACCATCGTGGTCAATTCGCTCAACCGCAGCTTCGTCCTCACGCCGACTACCTATGGCCCCTTTCCCTGTAGTTGGGACGGCGCTCCGGACCCGCTGGGTTTGGTGCTGGGCGGAGACTCGCTGTTCTTTGGTTCAGAGGCCGGCGATGGCGGCTATCGCTGGCACAAGTCCCCGCTAGACCCTACAGCGTGGCCAGGCCCATGCCCTGGCACGACTACGTGGGGCATTTTGGCGACGCTTGGGGACGATAACTGGGGCGGCGGCACAGCGCTGCAAAGTCGCATCGCCGCATCTTGGAGTCCGACGCTCGGGCTCGTGCATGTCGGCGCCGATGGGAACGTGTGGACGTGGGGCACCTCAGGAATCGGAGGTCCGTTCGCACTGCCTGGCAGTTGGGGATCTGGCGCGACGGCTGCCGCATGCCAGGCTGGCAATGATGTGTGGGTACTGGGAAGTGACACGTCACACAACGCTCGACTGAGCAAGGTCGGGGCGTCCGGCCTCACAAACTACACCTTGAGTCTGAGCGGCAACGCTAACGATATCCAGTACTGCGCGATCGACAACACTCTGCTGTTCTGGGTGGGAAATGTTCTTTACAAATGGGACATCGGAACGCAGACCATCGTGTCCTCGGCCGCGGTTGTGTGGTTGCAGAGTGGCCCGGTCAATGGTGGCCTCATCCCCAACGGTCTGTCCCTCTATGATGCCGTGACGCTGGCATTGTCGCCCCTCACGGCGGAGTACAACAACCCCACGCTTCCAGCTGGAAGTCCGTACCCAGGTCTCTTCCCAGATTTCTATGACTCCGTGAATCAGTACATCTGGTTGCAGGGCACAGACCACAACGTGTGGGGTGCGGGCGTCGGCCCGTATGGTGGGCCGCCGTCGGCTCCCCCTCCTCTGCGTTATAAGCGACTGCCTCTAAAACTCGACTTCTCCAGCTGCTCCTTCGACCAGGCTGACCGGCTGCTGATGTACGAGCTGTATCGCGCGTGCGGACTCGATCCACTGAATCCTTTTCTGGTCGCGCTTCTGCCGTTCCTATCGGGGGCGATTTGGCAACCACCGGTGACGCTGAGGCTGACGGTGTGGGGAGAGTCTGTCGATAGCGCGTGGAATATCTTGAAGAGTGGGATGTCTCTTAGCGACACCGCGCCGGGTCCGATCTGCGGCCGCGTGCTCACCATCGACACTGTCAACTACCCGGAATGGAATGGTGACTGGGAGATCGTCGAGTGTGAGTACGTCCCGTTTGGCGGACAAGCTTCGCAGACTTATGGCAGCCAGAGTGGTGGTGAGGTGACCGGAAACGCGGAGATTATTTCGGCCCCGACACAGGGTGCAGGGATGCTCACGCTGACGCTTCGAACCTACAACCCGAACGTGTTCTTCGACAGCTCCATGACGCCGAGCTGGGTGGACGTTCCAGGGCCATGGGCAGATGGTAGCTACTAGGAATTATGAGGAGGGGCGGTCAGTTTGGCACGATAGTTGCTTGTCGCCATCTCGGCGCGGCCTAAAACTGGTCGGTTTTCGGCGTTAGTCTCACGTAATTCCTGTTTTTAGTCTCACGGAGCGCCTGCAGCCAC